CTTGCAGATTGTCGGCTACCGCAACCTCGACGAGCTATCGACCAAGCTCGATACGTTCTCGTACCGGGTCACCAAGGAAGAGGCGCTCGATCTACCAGACAAGGTGTACACCACTCGAGAGGTGGGCGTGACTGATGAGCAGCGCCAGCACTACATGACCTTGAAGAAGCAAGCCATCGCCATGTTCGACAACGGTGATCTGGTGACTGCGCCGGCCGTGATCACACAACTGCTGCGGTTGCAGCAGGTGCTGTGTGGCCACATCAAGACGGACGACGGTGACCTGATCGAGTTCCCCACCAAACGGCTCGACGCGCTAAAGGAAACTATCGAGGAGATGACCGGCAAGGTTATCATCTGGTCACGCTTCCGGTACGACATCAAGAAAATTTCAGACGAACTGCGACGGATTCATGGACCGGGGGCCGTGGTCACATATTTTGGGGACACCACCGATGAACAACGTCAGCAGGCGATCAAGGACTTTCAGTTCGGTGATGCCAGGTTCTTCGTGGCAAACCCACAAACAGCAGGATTCGGCCTGACGCTGACGGCTGCAACGAACGTGATCTACTATGCCAACGACTTCGACTTGGCGACTCGGATGCAGTCCGAGGACCGGTGTCACCGGATCGGACAGAGCAACCGAGTCACCTATGTTGATCTGATCACTCCGGGTTCGATTGATCAGCGGATTGTTCGTGCTCTTCGTGACAAGATTGATCTGTCGGCGCAGGCTTTGGGTGAAGAAGCTCGGAAATGGTTAGAGGTTTCTGCCCCTTGAACGCACGGTTCATCGCGTTGCGTGTGGATTGCTCATTGTCTTGCAACTGATGTGGGTAAAGGCCCACTCGTCCGGTCTCGAGGTCTACATACAACAGCCGTACCCCTAGTTTACGCTGCTGATCGGTCAATCTGCGGGAGATTGCTGTGCCACTGGCTCGAAAACTGTGAGTTTTAACATCGAAGTAGTGGGTTTTGCCGTTCGGTGACACCGCAATCAGGTCAATCGGCCCTTGTTCAAGGTAGGGGGCGTAAACATAACAGTCTTGAGAGAACAACCACTCCGCTGCCAAGAGTTCAGATCTTTTACCATCGCGATTTTTACTGTGTGGTCGCATATTTTAGTTGACTCCCCGTTAGGATCATTTATTTTAAGTCACGTTAACAGATACACACCAAGGAGTAAACAGGTGGATTTAAGTAGGTGGAGAACAGTCGCTGTTCCAGTTGATCTATACAAACTGTTGAAGGACACTGCCGAGCAAAATGATCGGAGTGTAAGTAAACAGGTCACCTTCATTATCAAAAGATTTTTTGAATCCGAAGGTGTGAAATTGGGTTGATCGTGGACCGTGGATCCTGTATCACCCTCCAGCGGCGGCGAGTCGCTACCATGAATCGCCGCTGCACGACAGCCGAAGGGCTTAAACTTTAACGTAAGGAGAAGAAGCATGAGCGATGTGTTTTCGCTTTTTGACGAGGCAGTCGATGCCCAGAAGTTCGACAATGTGGATGAGATGAAAGGTTCCCGCCTCTCGAATCTCATCCGCGATTCTCTGAAGATCGACGAGGAGATCTCGCAAGTCGAGAAGTACCTCAAGGATCTGAAATTCAAGAAACGCAAGGTGAATGAAGAGGACATCCCCGCTCTGATGGAAGAGATGGGTATGGAATCTGTCACGGTCGAAGGGCACAAGATCACCCTCCGGCAGTTTGTCCATGCCCGCATCCCAGATGACAGGCGGGACGAAGCGTTTGCGTGGCTCCGTTCCATCGGCGAAGGCGACATCATCAAGCATGATGTAACCGTGTCATTCAACACAGGGCAGGACAACATGGCCGGCTCTGTGGTCGAAGACTTGCGCCAGCAGTATGGTCTGGACCCCGCGCAGAAAACTCATGTCCATCCGCAGACGCTGAAGGCGTGGGTTCGTAACCGCATTGAGTCGGGTCAGGATATCGACTTCGACCAGTTCGGTGTGTTTGTAGGAACTGAAGCTAAGATTACGAGGACGTAGAACGATGGCTGAAAAGCAAGCTGTAGCGAAAAAGGCGGAGTCGCTACCCGCCAATCTCATGGACGATCTGTACGCTGGTGCAGGTCAGGGGATGGAGAACATTACCTCCGAGGATATGCAAATTCCGTTCATGCGGATCTTGCAGCCGCTCTCCCCGCAACTGATCAAGACGGACTCGAAGTTCATCAAGGGTGCGTCTGCCGGTGACATCTTCAACACTGTGACCGGGCAGTATTGGGAAGGCGACGAAGGCGTGACGATTATCCCGTGCGCCTACGAGATGAAGTTCCTGGAGTTTCAACTTCGCGAGTCCGGTGGTGGCTTCCTTGGCGAGATCGATCCGAATAACCCTGACATTCGTCAGGCACAGCGGATGGGTGCCAATGAAATCTTGCCGTCGGGTAACGAGTTGGTTCGTGCAGCCCAGTTCTTGGTCGTGGCTATCGGCGAAGACGGTGCAACCCAGCAGATGATTCTCGATATGAAGAAGACCCAGATGAAGGTTGCCAAGCAGTGGAACACTCGCCGTGCGGGTATGAAGCTGATGCACCCGGAGAAGGGTCTGTTCACTCCGCCCATGTGGGCAACTGTGTGGAACCTGAAGACCGTGCAGGAGAGCAACGACAAGGGTTCGTGGTTCAACTACTCGGTCTCTCAGCTTGACATCAAGGATGTGCCGTCGGCAGCGGTGCAGGAATGTAAAGGTCTCTACGAAATGTTCCGCAAGGGCGAAATCAAAACGTCCGCCGGAACTGCCGAAGAGATGAACTCGGCGTCTGCTTCCAAGCACGACGACGAAGAGATCCCGTTCTAACGTAAGCCGGTTAAAATGCGCCTGACAGGGGGAGGCGGCGACAGTAGGGCACACACAAGGCTATGGATATCGACATGTGGCAGGGCTGCCGACGGCATGGCGGCTCACGTAGAGTCTCGCGGTATCAGAACGGGTTGTGTGCCCACCCCCTGCCCTAACCCAACCATAGGGGAAAGCTATGAACTTGGACGAAAGGTTCATGGCCGCGTTTGAGGGTTTCAAATCGGCACATGGACAGACGATTATTTCAGAGGAGCGCCGCGCCGGGAAGCAGAAGGCACAATCCCGCACAGTCCGCACTCCAATCACACTCGAACTTATCCGGTCACACCTGAACGGCGTGAAGGGTGTAGGTTCCATACCTATCAACGAGGACAACAAATGTAAGTTCGGTGTCCTCGACATTGACGAATATCCACTAGACCTTGCCGGCATCGACCGGCGCTTGCGCGACCTTGAGATCCCAGCCGTGGTCTGCCGCTCAAAGTCTGGTGGTGCACACATATACTTCTTCTTCACGGAGTTCATGAGCGCAGGGGAGTTCCGTGACAAGGCTTCGGAGATCGCCGCCTATGTTGGGTATGGGCGGTGTGAAATCTTCCCGAAGCAGGAGCAGGTTCTGCACGAGCGTGGCGACGTTGGTAACTTTATCAACCTGCCATACTTCGATGCAGAGCAAACCTTGCGTCATGCAATCCTCGAGGATGGAAGTGCCGCCACTCTCGAGGAATTCCTTGACCTCGCCGACACTCGTGCCATCTCTCCGGAGGCATTCGTGTCGCTTACCTTCGGAGTTGTCGAAGACGAGTTCAAGGAATGGGCGCCCTGCCTGAACTGTATGTTCGGGCAGGGTATTCCCGAAGGCACCCGCAACACAGTTATGTTTGCTGCTGCCGTTGGGTGCAAGAAGGAGCAGCCCGAGACATGGAAGCAACGACTCGAAGATATCAATCAACGGTTCTCTACCCCACCTCTGCCGGCGTCAGAGATCGTCACGATCCAGAACCAGCATGACAAGAAGGACTACGGATTCCCGTGCGATCAGGAGCCGCTACGCAGCTTCTGCAACAAGACGCTGTGTAAGACCAAGAAGTTCGGTATCGGCGTTTCCAGCATGGCTGTGGACGTTACAGGGCTATGTGTAGTGAAGTCCGAGCCGCCTGTCTGGTTCTGCGATGTGGGTGGCCGGCGTGTCGAATTGACAACCGATGATCTGCAAACGCCGCAGCGTTTCCAGAAGGCATGCATGGAGCAGATCCACGTCATGCCGCCCATGATGAAGATGCAAGACTGGCAGACCATCGTCACCATGCTCATGGAAGACATGAACCACATCGATGTGCCGCACGAACTGACATACAAGGGCCAGTTCAACGAGCTTGTCGAGGCGTATTGTGATGGTCGGGTACAAGCACAGTCGGCGGAAGAGATCGCACTGGGCAAGCCGTTCACGGATGAAGAGGACGGCCTGACATACTTCAAGCTCGAAGCGTTGATGAAGTTCCTGCGTAACCAGAAGTTCGATAGCTACAGTCGGGGCCAGATACAGGAGCGGCTGAAAGAGTTGAACAACGGCGGGCAGGCAAACGGTCAGCGGCGGTTCAAGACAACGAAGGGTGACACCATGCCAATGCGTGTGTGGTGGGTTCCTGCCAAGTCTAACGAGATCGAGATCCCGGCCATCGATGTGGTTGGAGAGGAGATTCCGTTTTGACCGCGACAACAATCTTTGGACCCCCGGGCACGGGCAAGACCACACGGCTGATCAACATCGTTCAGGAAGAACTGGACCGTGGAACGCCGCCCGACAAGATTGCTTTCGTGTCCTTCAGCAAGAAGGCTGCACAGGAAGCACGGGAACGTGCTGCGGAAAAGTTGGGCATCAACGAACAGCAGATGATCTGGTTCCGTACGCTGCACTCTTTCGCGTTTCAGAATCTTGGCCTCAGTGGCCAGAAGGTTATGAAGGGTGCGGACTACAACAAGATTGGGGAGTTGCTGGGCCTGCCTATGCTCTCGTCTGCTTCTGTCCGCATGGATGATGGCATCCTGTTCTCGGCGGGTCAGTCCAAGGGCGACCAGTATCACGGCATCCTCCAGCTTGCTCGGGTAACTGGCAAGTCAATGGAGGAGATGTTCAACGAAAAGAACACAGACTATCGTCTGCACTTCCAGCAACTGAAGGTCATGGATCAGGTGATCCGTGACTACAAGAAGATGACCGACAAGGTAGACTTCGTGGACATGATCGAACAGTTCGTGATGCAGGGTAACTGTCCGCTGCTCGACGTGCTGATCGTGGACGAGGCTCAAGACTTGGTGCCGCTCCAGTGGCGTATGGTGCACGAAGTGATGAAGCCATGCGCCAAGCGCATCTACTTTGCCGGCGACGACGATCAGTGCATCTATTCGTGGATGGGTGTGAACGTCACGGACTTCCTGACTGCATCGGAAGACAAAATTATTCTCGACAAGTCTTTCCGTCTGCCCTCGCAGGTGCATGGGCTGGCGGACAGTGTGGCAAAACGCCTAGCCGTTCGGCAGCAAAAAGTTTGGTCCCCGGTCGAAGAAGGTGGTGCTGTCGTATGGCATCATGATATCCTTGATGTGGACTTACGATCTGGCGAATGGTTGATTCTTGCCCGCACGAATAACATTGCGAACAAGGTTGCGAACACCCTCAAGGAACAGGGCTATCTGTTCTGGCGCGAGGGGCCAGGCTGGTCCATCTCCCCAAATGTCTTGAACGGAATTGAGGTGTGGTTGCGGCTATGCAAAAATCAGTTTGTGTCTCCAGCGGACTTGAAGATCTTCTCCAAACTTATCCAGTCAACGGTCATCACCAAATCTGGCCGACGCAAACTCACAAGCCTCGACCCCGAAGTAACTTACAACCTCACCGATTTACAGAACCTGTGCGAGTTCAGCGCGACTGCGGAGACACCGTGGTACGAAGTGATCCGTGTGTCGGAGCAGGAGCGGATCTACATTACTTCTGTACGTCGGATGGGCGAGTCTATCTTGTCGGGCAAGCCGAGGATACGGATCTCGACGATCCACAAGGCGAAGGGTGGGGAGGCAGACAACGTCCTCCTCCTGCTTGAGTCCAGCCCTGTCATAACGAGAGGCGAAGATACGGAAGGTGAGATACGCACCTTCTACGTGGGCATGACTCGTGCCCGCGAACAGCTTCATCTTGTCGAGTCACACTCCAACCACAGGTTTGAATTATGAAAAACAGAAAGTATTTCCTGGAGCAAGCAGAAGAACTGATCAATGGACCGAGGGCCGAAGACTATGGACCGGCGCTTCTGAATCATCAACGAATCGCCACGATTTGGAATGTTATTCTTCGGAAAAAGCTGCTCGATCAAATCACGCCCACGGAAGTTGTTGCCATGATGGTCGGGCTGAAACTGGCTAGGCTTGCCGAGGACATGCACAAGGATGATTCGTGGACCGATATCATCGGTTACGCGGCACTGGGAGGGGAGATTTCAAACGATGAAAGCTGATCTGTTTGACCTTGCGGAGGAATGGTATCCGCCGTCTTCGCTGCCGGACCTGACAAACTGTGAACGCATCGCGATTGACCTTGAAACCTGTGACCCGAACCTGATGACTCTGGGTCCAGGTTGGTGTCGCAATGACGGTTACGTCATCGGCTACGCTGTAGCTGCCGGTGACTTCGTCGGCTACTTCCCGGTACGCCACCAAGGGGGTGGCAACATGCCGGAAAAGACGGTGGTCAACTGGTTGAAGAAACAGCTTGCCACGCCGCATATCGAGAAGATCATGCACAATGCCATGTACGATCTGGGCTGGCTGCGCTGGGCGGGCATAGAAGTGCAAGGCACAATCATCGATACGATGGTGGCGGCACCGCTACTGAACGAGAACCGCCGCTGGTACAACCTGAACAGTCTGGCAGGTGAGTATCTTGGCGAATGGAAGAACGAGAAGATGCTGAAGGCTGCGGCATCGATGTATGGTGTCGATCCGAAAGGGGAGATGTGGAAGCTACACGCCTCGTTCGTAGGCAAGTACGCGGAGCAGGACGCTGCTGTTACACTGCGCCTGTGGGATCGATTACGGGCGGATATCGTCAAGGATGAAGTCGGCAGTATCTTCGAGTTGGAGACATCACTGATCCCGTTGATGCTCGACATGAAGGCGAAAGGTGTGCGCGTAGATGTGGACAAGGCACACGATGTGCAGAAGGAACTGAAGCGCCGCGAGGATGCTCTACTTAAAGAAGTAAAGGAAGAGACCGGCGTCCTTGTGGAGCCGTGGGCCGCTGCATCTATAGCAAAGGCGTTCGACGCCCTCGGGTTGAACTACAATCGGACAGAAAAGGCGAATGCGCCAGCCTTTACAAAAGCATTTCTTGCGAACCACACCCATCCGGTGGCGCAAAAGATTGTACGCTTGCGCGAGTTTAACAAGGCCAACACGACCTTTATCGAAACCATTCTTGAACATTCGCATAACGGTCGTATCCATTGTGATTTCCATCCGCTTCGTTCAGACGAAGGCGGTACAGTTACTGGACGATTTTCTTCATCCAACCCCAACCTTCAACAAATCCCGGCACGTGACCCCGAAATCAAAAAGATGATCAGGGGTCTCTTCATCCCGGAGGATGGAGAGAAGTGGGGCAGCTTTGACTACGCATCACAGGAGCCACGGTGGCTGGCGCACTATTGTGCCACGCTGACCGGCGCTCGGCGGGATCCACAGATTGATGATGTGGTGCGAATGTACCACGAAGGCGATGCCGACTTCCACCAAATGGTGGCCGACATGGCAGGTGTGTCCCGCAAGGAAGCCAAGACTGTGAACCTCGGTATCATGTATGGCATGGGCCGGAAGAAGCTGGCTGGCACCCTCGACATCACCGAGGAGGACGCCAAGGGACTCTTGCACAAGTATCATGATAGGGTGCCGTTTGTGAAAGGCATGGCCGATCTGGCTATGAACCAAGCGATGGACAAAGGTGTGATCCGCACGTGGCTTGGCCGCAAGTGCCGGTTCGATATGTGGGAGCCGAAGGCATTTGGCTACAACCGTGCGCTGCCCCTTGAAGAGGCGGTGAAGGAGTATGGAGGCCGGGGCATGATCCGTCGTGCGTTTACCTACAAGGCGCTCAACCGATTGATTCAAGGGTCAAGCGCGGACCAGACCAAGAAGGCAATGGTGACGTGTTATGAAGAAGGACTGGTG